TTGATCCTCAAGAACGGGAAGCTGTTGATAATGAGCTTGATGAAGTAACAGAGTATGTTTTTGAAATACTTCAAAACTCTAATTTTAGCCAAGAGGTCCATGAATCCTTTATGGACTTGGCTGTCGGGACTGGTATTTTGTGCGTTGAGGAAGGTGACTCACTAAACCCAATAAACTTTTCTGCAATTCCCTTACCCCATGTTGTACTTGATACTGGCCCCGACGATAGAATTGATCATGTTTACCGCGAAAGAAAGAAGGTAAAGTTTGATCACATTCCTTTGATGTATCCTAAATCTGTATTGGACCCAAAGGTAACTTCTCAAATGGGAAGTAATCGTGAGACAACAGTTCTTGAAGTTGTCTGCCGTGATTACTCAAAGAAAAATGAAGAAGCATATTTGCACTATGCAATATGCATGACCACTGAAACTATACTGCATTATAAAGAAATGAGCGGTGTTGGATCTAATCCGTTTATTTGCTTTAGATGGTCTAAGTGCGCTGGTGAGATATATGGCAGGGGGCCACTTATCAATGCATTGAGTTCTATTAAAACAACAAACCTAACCATTCAGCTTATTCTTGAAAATGCTCAGATGTCTATCTCTGGCATTTATCAAATGGAAGATGATGGTGTTATTAACCCTGATACTATTAACTTAGTCCCAGGGACTATAATACCAAAGGCTATGGGTTCGGCTGGTTTGCAGCCTATTCAAGCTGCTGGACGTTTTGATGTCGCACAACTTGTTCTTAGTGACATGCGATTGAATATTAAGCGCGCTCTTTACAATGATATGCTTGGCAATCCTGATAGAACGCCAGCAACGGCAACAGAGATTGCAGAGCGTCAGGCAGATTTATCTCGGAGAATGGGTGCATCGTTTGGTAGACTGCAAGCTGAGTTGGTTCAGCCTGTTCTTCAACGTGTCGTTTATATTCTGAAAAAACAAGGCCGCATTGAAATACCAACAGTTAATGGTCGTGAAATAAAAGTGCGCGCGGTATCTCCTTTGGCTCAAGCGCAAGCAAATCAAGACATATCTGTTGTTGCGCGTTATCTTGAGCTTATTGGAAATGGTTTTGGCCCTGAGATGTTGCAGCTTCTTATTGATGGTGAGCAGACTGCAATATACCTTGCAAGAAAATTTGGTGTGCCAGAAAGCTTGATTCGTGACGAAGAACAGCGTAGACAGATAGCGGAAGCAGCGCAACAGATGGCGCAACAGCAAATGGCACAACAGGGAATGATGCCAATTGAGCAGCAGAATTAATATTGGGATAGATGGTATCCAACGCAAATCTGAACGGGATGTTGAGATAAGCAAGAATGTTGCACAAATATTTTCCAGCCCAACAGGTCAGGAAGTTCTTAGGTATCTAAGGTCAGTAACTATTGAGTTGGTTAATGGCCCTAATATTTCTACAGAAGAGCTTCGCCATCTTGAAGGTCAGAGGTATTTGGTTGCTATGATTGAGCAACGTATTGCACATGCACATAGGAGCAAAACAAAATGAGTGAAGAAGAAGCAGTTGCTGTAGCTGAAGCTGATGGTCGTGATTTTGTAACTCAGGAAGATGTAGATCAGGCCGCAGCGCCAGCGCGTCCTGAATGGTTGCCTGAGAAATACAAGACGGGTGAAGATTTGGCAAAAGCTTACAAGGAGCTTGAGTCCAAACTTGGGAGCCGTGATGAAGAAATACGCAATCAGATTATGGAAGAAATACAAGCTGAAGCTTTTTCTGATCGCCCTAATTCCGCTGGTAATTATCAGCTACCAGATATTATAAATCAAGATGAAGCTGTTGATAATGAGCTTTTGCGCTGGTGGTCAGAACATGCGTTTGAAAATGGATATAGTCAGGAAGAGTTTGCGCGTGGCATAGAAATGTACGCAAACTCAGCAATGTCTAATCAGCCAGATCTTGACGCAGAATTTGCAAAGCTTGGAGATAATGCTGAAGCAAGAATTAATGCAGCATCAATGTTTGCTAATAAGTTTTTCCCAGAAAGTGCACTCCCTGCAATTGAAAGAATGTGTGAGAGCCATGATGGTATCTTAGCGTTAGAGGCAATGATGGATGCAATGAAGGATGGTTCATTCTCAGGGGAAACAACATCTGCATCTGAGATGAGTGAAGCTGATTTAAGGGAGATGATGAATGACCCAAGATACTGGAAAGACCGCGATCCCCATTTCCACAAGCAAGTTGCAGAAGGATTCCAACGAATCTACAGAGGTTAGAATTATGCAAAGGGGTAAGTACTATCTTACCCCTTATACCAACAAACATCTTGAAGAAGTTATAGAAGTCTTATCTATTGAGAATGTAGAAGAGCTAAGTTTTTTGGGTTATGAAGGGCCAAAAGATGCTCTGCAAGATTTACCAGACATAGCTGAAGCTTATATTGTAAGGATGGAAGATGGCCCAATAATATTTGTTGGCGGTCTTTTATTTGAAGATGATGGTCAATGGCCTCAAATGTTTGCAATGTTTTCGGACACTATACGACAAAACTTTCATGTTTTGGCGCGCGGCTCAAAGATGTTGGTAAACTTTTTTGACAAGACGCAATCAGGTATGTCTATGACGATACTGGCAAAACATGGTGATATGCTGCAATGGGCCTCTTGGCTTGGGTTTGATGTTGTTGGCGAAACAATATTCAACGGAAATAGGTATATTGATTTTGTGCGTTGCAATCCAAACAAAAAAAATGTTTATGATGGCGCATCGCAGCCCGCGATGCACTGAAAGGCCCGTGAGGATACCCTTGTTGATGTGAAGTAGCGGATACCTGTAGTAACCCGAAACTTCAACGAGGACTGAAATGGCTAATACAATCGACACAGCCTTTATCAAGCAGTTCGAAACCGAAGTTCACTTGGCGTATCAGCGTATGGGTTCCAAGCTACGGAACACTGTGCGGACTGCCAATGTAACTGGTTCAACTGTACGATTCCAAAAAATTGGTACTGCGGAAGCAACTACCAAATCACGCAATGGTAATGTAACTCCAATGGATCTTGCACACACGAATGTGGAAGCGACAATGGCTGATTACTATGCAGCCGAGTACATCGACAAGCTGGATGAACTCAAGATCAATATCAATGAGCGTCAAGCTGTAGCACAATCTGCTGCTGCTGCCCTTGGTCGCAAAACTGATAGCCTCTTGATTACAGCTATGGACTCAGGCGCGAACTCAACTCAAATTCACGATACCAGCTCTGCCGTAGAAAAAGCAGACCTGCTTGCTGTATTTGAAACATTTGGTTCTGCCGATGTTCCCGAAGATGGACAACGCTACATTGCAATGCACCCGAAAGGTTATGCTGATCTTTTTGCAATTACAGAGTTTGCATCATCTGACTTTGTTGGGCAGCAAAACTTGCCTTATGCTGGTGGTATGACAATGAAAGAGTTTCTTGGATTCAAGATCTTTTCAACGTCTGCTGTCGCGGCTGGTAAGAGCATGTGCTACCATACAAGCGCTGTTGGCTTGGGCATCAATGCTGATGTTCAAACTGAAGTCAACTATGTGGCTGAAAAAGTATCACACCTTGCAACATCTATGATGTCTATGGGCGCAGTTGTTATTGATAACAACGGTGTCTATGAACTCTTAGACAACAATACATAGGAGGTGAGCAATGGCTTTTAGTGCAGCAAATCTTACCCGTGTTGGCGGTGATTCAAACGGAAGCTTGTGGATGTACACATCGGCAGATCCAATCGCTGATGTAAACACAGCAGGTTATTTCAACAACGCAGCAAATATGCTGGCTGTTCGTGATCTGATTATTGTTCGGGACACCAATGTTCCAACAACTAACTTCTGCACCGTTTTGTCAAATACTGGTTCTATTGTTGACGTATCTGATGGTACGGTAGTCGCAGAAACAGATGGCGATTAATAAGAAGGATGGGGGCTAATGCCCCCATACTCATATGCCTGATTATGCAAATACAGCAATAAAGATATGTTCGCGCGCCTCCATGCTTATTGGAGGTGATCCTATTCAGTCGTTTACTGATGGCACAACGGAGTCAGACCTAGCTGATGCTGTGTATGAAGATATTGTGCGCGCGGCACTTACAAGCAGTCGTTGGAGATTTGCAACAAAGCAATTTCAATTAAACAGACTTGCTGATGTTCCGATTGGAAGATGGGATTCTGCATACCAACTTCCCTCTGATTCTTTAATGATAAACAGCATTACTGTTCAAGATCTACCTATAGAGTTTGATACCTATGAGGATAAGATTTACAACAATGCTGTTGCTGCTGATGAAGTAATTGCAGATTATATTTATAGAGCGTCAGAATCATCTTGGGCACCATACTTTACTCTTGGTGTTGAGTTTTCTGTTGCATCTGTTTTTGCATTGTCTCTTGCGCGTGATGCTTCTCTTTCTGCGGCAATGGATCAACAAGCGCAAGTTCAGCTTATCAAAGCTCGCAGACTAGATTCCCAAGCTCAAACAACTAGGAAGCTTAAAACAACAAGGTTCATCGCACAAAGGCGCAGTTAATGCAAAAGGCTCGTATTCCTCAAAACAGTTTTCAATTTGGTGAGGTCAGCGATTCTTTAGTTATGCGGACTGATACTGCTATTTATACTGGCTCTGCTCAAAAAGTTGAGAACATGATTATTACAGTTGAGGGCGGCGCTAAAAAAAGAACAGGCTTAAAGCATATATATGATTATTCTATAACTTATAATGCAAGCAATCCTGATCAATCCCATCTTTTTCCGTTTATTTTTGATGATAATGAACGGTACATTATTTCAATAGAGCATCAAAAAGTTAGATGTTTTAGGTTAGATGGCACTCTTTCTTTGGTTTCTACGATTACTCAAGACGTAAACACCAATGCTTTGCCATTTGATCAAGATTACTTACAACAATATACAACGGCACAAATGGGCGATGTTATGTTTATTTGTCACCCCTTGATTGCGCCACGGTTGCTAACAAGAACCTCTTTAACTACTTTTGAAATCAGCACCTATACATTCGATGAACGTGCAGATAACAAGCAGATCTACCAACCATATACAAAATTTCAAAGCGTTGGCGTTACGCTTAATCCCTCTGCAATTAGTGGAACGGGTATAACACTAATAACAAGTTCAGCGTATTGGGATACTACTGGCTCTCAAAGTGGTGGAAATTATCCTAACTCTTTGCATGTTGGTGTTACTGTTAGATATGGTGGAAATGAAATTTTAATAACAAGTGTTCAATCTTCCACCCAAGCAACAGGTAATGTTATTGATAATTTGACTGTCAGATTAACTGTAGCTAATCCATTTAGGGCAAATGATGGTAGTAATAAAATTGAAGTTACTCAATTGGAGCATGGATATTCTGGCGGCGAATCAATAACCATTACTGAGGCAAGTTCTGTTGGGGGAATTAATGCAGCAAGCTTAAACGGCGCAAGGACTGTTGCTGATATTATTGATAAGAATACATATACATTTACTGCTGGCGCGACTGCAAATACATCTGAGGATGGTGGCGGCTTTCCAAAAATAGCAACTCATGCACCAACATTAGATTGGGACGAACAAGCTTGGTCTGCTAAGCGTGGATACCCTGCGGCTGTTGCATTCCATGAAAACAGACTTGTTTTTGGGGGAACGTTTGCCGAACCTGATTCTTTATTTATGAGTGAGGTTGGTGAGTATTTTAACCATGATATTGGTACTGCTCAAGACAATGAAGCTATTAAGCTAACTGCTGCAACAGGTGATGTGCATGAAGTTAGATATTTAATTTCTAGTCGTGACTTGCAGGTATTTGCTGGTAGTGGTGAGTTATATGTTCCAACATATTTGAACCAAGCAATTACACCAACCAATGCTCAGATACGCGAACAAACTCCATATGGATCATCTTTTGTTACACCAGCTTTGATTGATGGTTCTACTATTTTCGTTCAAGCAAGTGGTCGTGTTGTTCGAGAATATTTATTTACAGATGCAGAAGATGCATATGCGTCAACTGCAATATCATCTATATCTTCTCATTTAATTAGTAGCCCTAAGTTTATGTCTGTTGTGCAGAGTGGATTTGGTCAGCCAGATTCTTATGCATTTCTCACAATGGCAAGTGGAAATGCTGCAATATTTACATCAAACAGAGCAGAAAAAAGAGCTTCTTGGGTTGAGTTTACAACAAATGGAAGATTTGATTCTGTTGTTGCTATAGATGACAGATTGTTTGCAAATATCTATGATGCTAATGATAAGCTAATGCTTTGTGAGTTTGAGGGTGATATTGGTCTTGACTCATACATATATGGAGCAATTAGTGCTAACTCAGTTACTGTCAGTGCTGCGTATGCAGATGGAGTTACTGTTGATGTTATTGCAACTGATGGATCAGTTTTATCATATCTAGGTGAGTTTACCGTTGCTTCTGGTGCTGTTGATTTATCTGCGTATTCTACTGCTGGCTTTACCCATGCTTATGTTGGGAAGAAGTTTACTGCTAAGATTATTTCTAATCCAATAGATGCAACTGGTGCTTCTGGGCCGCTTACAGGAATGTTGCGTGGCATTACGAACATTGTTGTTGATATGAAAAATACCCGATCAATAAAGGTCAACACAAAGCCAATAAACTTGGAAACAAGTTTTACTGGAAAAAAAGAGGTAAGGTTACTTGGATATGGACGTGATCCTAAAGTAACAATTGAACAAGATGATCCCTTAACAATGCAGGTTAATGGATTTGTATCGGAGGTTATCTTCTAATGGTTATGGCGGTTTTAGGATTATTTAGTGGCTTGGCTCAAGCAAGTGCAATTGCTGCTGCTGGAAAAGCAGAACGCGCTGCTGCTGAACTTGATGCCTTCAATACAGAAACAGATAAGGTCAGAAGCAAAATTGAATCTATGCAGCGTCACAATGACAGGCTTGAGCAATATAGAAACAATACTGCAATGAATATTTCGACATTTGGCGCAAACCTTAATAGGGCTGATGCTTCTGTTGAAGCATTCTTAAATCGTCAAAAAGAAATAGCCTTTGAGGATATTCGCAGATCTGATCTTATGGGCGTATTTGAACAAGCAAAACTTCAACAGCAAGCAACAACTCTTAGAATAGAAGGGCGCGCGCGTGAGCAAGCTGCAAACATTCGTGCTTTTACTACAGCAATGGGAGCTTTTATGGACTTCCAGAGAACAATGTAAGGTAATTAAATGGCTGTAATCAGAGAAAAGAGGCAGTTTAGAGTTGGCACTATTGGTGTTGCTAGGTCTTCAAGGGCTGGTGTAATTGTCGGTGAGGCCATTGCTGAAAGCGCAGGTGCATTATCTGCTGAGTTTTTTCGACGTGCTGCTGAAGATGCACAGGAAAAAGGCATTAAGTCTGTTGCTGAATTAAGTGATCAACAGGTTCTTACTCTTGGAGAAGATGGACAGCCACAGGCAATGAAGGCTCCGCTTGGGTTTGGGCGCATTGCTACAAAGGCGCGAGAGCAAGCACTACTTACCCGTTTTGAAGAAGAGCTTGAAATAGAGCTTGGTGATAAAGCGAAAGAGTTTGCAAACAAGTATCGCAAGAGTCCAGAAGCATTTAAGAAGGCTATGTCTGATTACACTGCTTCTATGGCTAATGCTGAAGAAAGCACAGTTTTCACACAATTAATCCAGAATACTGGCGCGCAACTAACAAGCAATGTTTATCACAGCCTTCAGCTTGCAGCGATGCAAAGACATGAAGCTGAAATGGCAAAAGCAAATGACTTTGCAAATAGTGACGGACTTAATACTTATGAACTTTTATATGCAAATGGTCAGTTTGATGCTGCTGAAAAAGTTATAGCCGCTCTTGATGCTAGAAATCAGAACGACCTAAAAGCTGGCTATGTTCAGAATAGTGACTTTTTATTATTTAACTTAAAGAAAAGGGCGGCAAGGGCTAGAGGAACTATTACCCATGAGCTTTCTAGGCTAGGGCCAGAGTTATCAAGTAATGAGCTTAATCAAATTTATCATGGTATAAATACAAGTGATCCAGATTTTTTACCAGATGATTCTAGGTTTGATAGATTAAAAACAGTGCTTCTGGATTCTGAAGATAATCTTGTTTTACAAAATGAGGTTAAGCAATTTGCATTACCTCTTGTGAAAAACGCTCAAGATAGAAATACATTTACTGATCTTGTTGATGCGCAGAAAAGATTAACAGCAGTATCTGATATTTCAACAAATGAATATTCTTATATAGGACGGTCACTAAATATGACTGCTTTGCAGTCTGATGTTGACGAAGTAATGGATGAATATTTTGTTGCTAGAAAACAAGCACGAACTGCAATTCAAGAAGGCGAAACATCAGAGTCTGTTAAAACTTATACAGCAGGTTCTTTGCTAAAAATATCTTCAATAGCAGATGGTTTAATTAGCAGAACTGTTGCTGATGCTGAAAACTTAGAACAGTTAGATGCGCTTAG